ATATCGTCTCCCCTTATAGAGGAATATATAGAACCAGTACCAACTACATCAACAGTTGATGTAGCGGAGGCTTTAGCAGCAAACGTACCTGTAGAAGCCCCCTCAGTAACCCCAACAGTTGAAGAAACAGTAGAAGCTGAAGATAATGCACCCCCACCACCAACCCCCAAACCAAAAGAAGAAGAACAAGATGAATTATCTTTATATGATGAATTAATTGAAAGTGGAGACTTCACTGAAGAAGATTTTGAAATATTTGAAACTGAAACAATAACGGGTGAACCTATAGGTATAGATTTTCAACCTGAAATGTCATCAACTTCAACTACAGTATCAATAGAAATAGGAGAAACCCAAACATCCTCATATAGAACTAATGGTGTTTTGAATACAGAAATGTTAATTGGTAAGTATTTTAAATTATCTCAACTTATACATTCTAACACAGCTAAAAGTAATGGGTGGTCTAATATGCCTGGAGAAGACGCAGGTAGAAAATCTCAATGGACAGAAGAATATATAATTAGAAATATGGAAAATCTTATGAAAAATGTAGGAGATTACTTATATGAAGCCTTCCCTAAAATGAGAATAACATCGGGATATAGAGCTAAACAATTAAATGACTCTTTAGGGTCTTCAGACAGTTCACATCATCCTCAAGGATGTGCTATAGATATCCAGGTTCCCGGAACTAATACATCAACAGTAACAAACTGGATTATAGATAATATTTCTGCTTATGCCCAAGTAATTTGGGAAAAACCAGAAAGTGGAGGAAGTTGGGTACATATAGCTTACAAAGAAGGAGGAAATAATAAAAAAACAGATGTATATACTGCTAGAGAAAACATATTAGCCCATTATGGTAATCCGAGAAGAGGAGGGGGAAAAACTAAATATATGAATATAGATATAGCAAAACAAAATTTAGTATAATGGAAAGTCCAAAACAACCCAACGAATATGAAGGAAAACAAGTAATAATAAATTCTGATAGATTATTATTTAATGCTAAAAATGACTCCATATTAATTTATTCAAATAAACATATGGCTTTTAGTGCTAATAACCATATCCATTTTAATACAGGAGATGAAGGTAATTTTGTTATAAATTCAAATAAAATTTTTTTAGGTTTAGAAGAAGATAAAAATGAACCAGCTGAAACAGCAGTCTTAGGAAATGAATTAGAAAAAACATTTGAAGAATTAGCTGAAATGATTGAAACATTAATATATACTTTAGAATTTACATATCCCCCCTACTGTATAGCACCTCCTACAGGACCAAATGTACCTTCGGGGGCTAATATATTTCAAGCAGTTAAAGATGGATTATCAGACGTTAAAGATAGTATACCGGCATTTAAAAGTGATAGGGTTAAATTACCCTCAGATAATATGTATAATAAATAATATAATATGCAAAAAGTAATACAAAAATTATTAATTAAAAATCAAGGAATTCTCCATAAGGTTAAAAAGAAGCTTCGAGATGAAGGTAAAAAATCTGTTTTAAAATATAAAAATAAATTACCTACCCCTGATCAATTAAAGGATAAATTTTCAACTCAACAAATATGTACAAAATCTACAGTAAATCTTACAGAAAACACATATAAGAAGTTAAAGAATTTTAATAATAAAATTAAAAAAGTACTAGAAAAATCTCAAAAAGCTTTAGAAAAATTACAAGCTTTAATAGAATCAGTATTAGCTATATTAATAAAGATAGCAGCATTAATAGCTACAGTTAGTGTTATAATTAATATTTTATCAAAAGTAGTAATGATAGCTAAAATATTAATTAAAGGTGTAGGAATGATACCTCCCCCCTCTACAGCGCCCTCTGGTCCCATAATATTAGCTGATAAAGCATCCACTTTAGCTGAAGGTAAAATTTCAATATTAAAAATTCTATCTAAATCTTTTATGAAGGCTTTAGATTTTCCCCGAAATAAAGCAAATAAATTATTAGCTATAATACTTAAAGGAATAGCAGCTATAGTAGCATTAATAGCATTAATAAACATGTTAATTCAAATGCTCGAAATGTTATTTTTATTATTTTTAAATAAATGTTCAGTTTCAAATCCAGGAGGGGATGGTAGCCAAAACCAAAATGTAGTAAATGGTCAGACACCTGAAGATTTTCTAGCAGGAATGCAATACCCGGGTTATACTTTTGATAACTCTAATACAGATCTTGATTCTTTAGAAGGAATAAATCCCTTTGATTTTGAAGATTCTTTAGCAACAATGTATGAATCTATATTAACAGATTTACAATTATCAGGTAATCAAGAAATAATTGAAAAAATATATAATGCTAAATTTGAAATGGTAGGGTATAGACGCTATAAAGTTTAAAAAAATTATATTTATTAACAAAGACAACAAACATGAAAGCAAAAACTTTTGAAAATCTAATTAGAAAAGTAGTTAGAGAAGAAATTGATTATTCGTTACGTAGAGAAATTAAATCACTTAAGGAAGATTTACGTGATGAATTAAAACCAACAATTGTAGAAAATTTTTCATCTAATAATAAAGTAAAGAGTACAACATCAACTTCTTTAAAAGAAAAAATTATGGGAACACAACCTATAAAACAAAATAAAAAGATAAATTTCTCAGGAGATAGTACCTTAAATGACTTATTAAATGAAACAGCACAAGGAAATACTAACACTCAGGAAGCAAACTCCCCTGTAAGCTTAGCACAACCTTTTGCATCAGGAGCTCCCTTACCTATGGACACCTCAGGAATATCAGAACCAGTAGCAAATGCAATAACTAGAGATTATAGAGATCTAATGGGAGCTATATTAAAGAAAAAAGATAATTAATAAATGGCAATACAAGAAGTAGGACAGCAAATAAGAATAAACCCCTTTGACTTAAATGAAAATGTAGCGGTGGGAGTTACTTTTCCTTTTAATGGAGATGCTGTTTTTAATTCTTCTTATACTACCCAAGAACAGATAAAAAGTAATTTAATAAATGTATTATTAACTGAACCTGGAGAAAGAGTAATGGAGCCTAATTTTGGAGTAGGTTTAAAAAAATTATTATTTGAAAATCAAATTAAAGAAGATGAATTAGAGTCTAGAATAAAAGACCAAGTAGCCTTTTACTCCCCCCAAGTAGATATAACAAATTTAATAATTCAATTAATTCCTGATACTCATACACTATATATAAGAATAACTTATAAATTTTTAACAGATGGTACAGAAGATTCAATTCAACTTAATTTTAAATAATGTCATATTCAAAAACGTCAAATACACACCAAGATAAGGATGTAAGGTATTTAAATAAAGATTTTAATACTTTTAAACAACAATTAATAGAATTTACTAAAGTATATTATCCTAATACATTTAATGATTTTAGTGAAGGTTCTCCAGGTATGATGTTTATGGAAATGGCGGCCTATGTAGGGGATGTATTATCTTTTTATACAGATACTCAACTACAAGAAACATTTTTAGCTTTAGCACAAGAAAAAGAAAATCTATTTAACCTAGCATATGCTATGGGGTATAAACCTAAAACAACAACTACTTCAAATACAGTATTAGATATATACCAGTTATTACCTGCAAAAATTCTAAATACAGCTTATATTCCTGATTGGGAATATGCTATGAAGGTAAATCCAGGATCAACTTTTGCATCAACAGAAGGTCCTATCTTTAGATTAGGAGAAAGAGTAGACTTTGATGTATCTTCATCTTTTAACCCTACAGAAGTAAATGTATACCAATTAGATAATAATAATAATCCTCAGTATTTTTTATTAAAAAAACAAGTTAATGTAATTCAGTCTAACCCCAAATCTCAAACGTTTCAAATAGGAATATCTGAAAAATTTCTAAATTTAAATCTATTAGACAATAATATAATAGGAATAGAGTCAATAGTAGATTCTGATGGTAATAAATGGACAGAAGTTCCTTACTTAGCACAAGATACAGTATTTGAAGATATAGAAAACATAGCATCAAATGATCCTGAATTACACCAATATAATAATTCAACCCCCTATCTTTTAAAATTAAAAAAGACACCAAAACGATTTATATCAAGATACATAGCAGATGGTACTCTACAAATCTCTTTTGGTTCTGGGATATCTGATAAGGATGATGAACAAATAATTCCTAACCCTGATAATATAGGTTTAGGTCTTAAAGATGGAAATAATAAAATGAATATAGCTTTTGATCCATCAAATTTTCTATATACTCAAACTTACGGAGAGGCACCTTCAAATACAACACTAACTGTTAATTATTTAGTGGGGGGTGGTATATCATCAAATGTAGGAGCTAATACTATTACAAAAACAGATAAATTAGATATAACTCAAAAAACAAATCTAGTAATACCCATAGCTAATTTTATAGGAGAATCTATAGTTACAACTAACCCCGAAGCAGCTACTGGGGGTGGTGGGGGAGATACAGTAGAAGAAATCAGAATGAATACTATGGCTTCTTTTTCCGCTCAACAAAGAACTGTAACAAAGGAAGATTATATAGTAAGAACATATTCTATGCCTGCTCGTTTTGGCAGAATAGCAAAAGCATATATTACACAAGATGATCAATTATCTCCTTTAACTACGGAGCCTGATAGAATACCAAACCCATTAGCTTTAAATTTATATATTTTAGGGTATGATAATAAAAAACAATTAACAAATCTAAATACAGCTACAAAAACAAATCTAGCTACTTATTTAGAACAACACAGAATACTAACAGATGCCGTTAATATAAAGAATGCTTTTCCTATTAATATTGGTTTAGATTTTGAAATTACTACATTTAAATCTTATAACAACCAACAAGTATTATTAGAATGCATAGCAGAACTTAAAGAATTTTTTAATATAACAAAATGGCAAATAAATCAACCTATCATTATTAATGAAGCATCTAATTTGATAGGAAATGTAGAAGGAGTAATTTCAGTACAAAAATTTGAAGTTATTAATTTAAATGGAGAAGAAAAAGGATATTCACAATACAAATATGATCTTGGGGGAGCTACAAGAAGCGGGGTAATTTACCCTTCATTAGATCCTAGTATATTTGAAGTAAAATATCCAGATTTAGATATTAAAGGACGCGTAACAACATACTAATATGGCATATTATTCAATATATCCAGAAATGGACACAAC